TATTTGTACCAGTGTGTCTTTGTCTGTGGTATTGGCATCTACTTGTAGATCCAAGTCTCCTGACGTGGCTTTTTTACCTGTGCTACCCAACCAAGTGTTTGTGGGAAATGGTAGTCCGGAAACTTTTTCAAGCCAGGCTACAGTGGCAGGAATGTCCTCACGCTTGATGCGTTGTGTTAAAGGTTGCTTGTCTGCACCTTTAAATATGTTCCCGCCTTCAAGTATTATCATTTTTGGTACTGGCTAATTAAATCGTCTAACTTGCTATTAGGATTGATGTATCCTTTGTAATCGTCACTCCACCATCCTGCAGGTGTAAGATTAAATCCTACATTCCCTCTGAGGCCTGACCCATCTCGCCCTAATGCTTCTTGCCAAGCTGATAACGGCATTGACACACTTGTACTATAGTTGCTTACATGTGGCGGTCTCGCCTTGAGTATAATCTTACTAGGTTCTGCATTAGCAAACTTGTTAGGATCAACATAAACGTCTACACTATCAATGTACTGACGTTCTGTGTCAGTAATCCTGCCACTTTGTAATACGCCTTGCTTGACCAAGTAGTCAATTTTGCTTTTAATGTTGGCATTGGCCTTTTCTGCTTCTGTGTCAATTGGGTCTGATCTAGGATTTGGTTGCTGTGTACCTGTACTTGTATTTGGTTGCTGTGCATCTGTGGTTGTGTCTGTAGTTGTATCTGTGGTTGTGTCTGTGTCGGTATCAGTGTCTGCACTAGTACTATCACGTTGTTTTTTCCTGGAATTAACTTTTAGATATTGTGTATACGGGTTACCTCCGCCTGCACCTCTGATGGTCTTGGCAAGTTGCTGGCTGAAACTTCCATATGGGTTTCTATCTATTTGTTGAGCAAAAGCACCATATGGATTCGCCTGGTCTTCGCCTGGTTTTGGTATCGCCTGACCAGCTACTTTATCAGCTACTTTATCTAATATACCTTCTGTAATTTCTTTAATCTTCATTGTTTTTTAATCTCCGGACACCACGAATAAATTTGTTCGGGTCCTGTGCTCTAATACTGTTTAGTAACCTACGTTCAAGTTCACTTGCTTGCTCTTGGCTATAGTTTTCTTTAATAAAATTAATTAAGTTTATAGCACCCGACATCACGTGACTAGCACGACTTTCTACTAAGTTAGTTGTATCTCGTGTAACCGGCATGTGTGCAAGTTCGTCTAAGATGCTACGTGTTTTTTTCTGCAAGGTTCGCTCCAGGTTTATAATATTTATTCATTTCCCCATATAGCATATAGACTATAACAGGTTATTCCAGATAGCAGTTGGCGTGTCAACGCATGCTATGCTTAACCTTAAATTCTTGATCGTTATGGTATTACCATAACTATATGTCTCCGTACCAGTCTGCTAGTTCAGGAAAAGTTTCTGTAAAACTCTTTCCTCTGCGTTTGTCGTATTGAGTAAAGAATGATTTAAAATCTTTACGGGTCCTTTGTATATCTATAAACTCTGTTGTAGGGTAGTCTACCAGTTCTGTATATGATATTAAACGTTCCACAGTATCTACTTCTGCTATATTGTTATTTGATAACCAATTAGACAGTTTGTCTGCCAATTGTTTTCTAACATCTTTAGGCAATACAGATATGTTTTGAAATACTGGATACCGTAATATGTTTGCAATAAATGTCAGTCTTTCTTTACCATAACGTTGTTTCCATATTACAATTTGATCTAAAAAATCTGTTATTTTTAACATTGACAGTGCATTAACTGTGAGCAATATCACAACTTCTCGTACACTGTTACTGTCTAAACACTTTTCTACATTCTGTACCCACAAGTCGTAATCTAATCCGTCTCTTATATATTCTGCATGCGAGTCTACAGTTTCGTTGCTTGTTATTACAACAACACCTATATCCTCTGTGGCTTTAAGAAACTTATCTACATTAACTTTAGGTCCTAAATTAGTAACAATGTGTAAACTGCAATCGGTCTCTTTACTCTTGTACCAGTCAATAAAACGCCAGATGTGTGGACTTAGTAACGGCTCTCCGCCTAGTATGCGTAACTCTTTAAGGGTACGATGCAAATCAGCGTCCCACCATTTATAAAATGCTTCTACGTATAAGTTCTCTTGGTCAGGTTTAAACAGTTGATCTATTTTTCTCTGATGCTTGTAATGCTGGCGTGTATCTGTTTCTACGTCTTCGTAAACGCCATTCTGTTTAATATCCTGTGCCCAAGTTGTGCTGTATCCTGCATGGCAATAACTGCATGCCATCTGACAGACTTTATCGAAATGCAGTTCCATAATTCGTAGATCAAAATCTGCGTTAGGATCTGCATGAAATGCAATATTATTGTCCTCGTCGCTGAACTCATGAGTTCTAATTACTCTGTCACTGATAGAGTCAGGACTAATATCCTCTACTCGCCAACAATACTCACAGCCTTTGGGACGCTCACCACGCAACATCTCTGCTCGTTGTTTTTTCTTTATGCTGGTATTGTGTAGTGCCTTATAGTTTGTAATAACATCTGTGTCACTTATCTCATGATAGGGATTGTGATGACAGCTCATAGTTTTACCAGATCCTAAAAACACTGTGGCGTTATACCACTTTGCCCCACAAAAGGTCGGAGTCTTGGTGTCTAGTACTCGTAATTTATATTGTTTTAGATCAGACATTAATAAGTTTGAAAGGCTTTACTTGCCAGTTTTTAACATATAACAATAGTATTCTTGTGTTGTTGTAAACTTCCTCATTGTCATAAGACTCTTTAGGTTGTTGTAGAAAATATAATTGGTCAAACTGTTCAATAAATGTTTCTGCTTCTAATATAGTTATATCCGCTAGACTGATGTGATAAAAACCGTCTTTATCTATTTTAGTTGCTAGTCCATGGTTAATAGATTCGTTTGTCTTGGCCAGGATAGTAGTCATGTTGTCTGTGTGACTGGTAGGGTTACCTATGCACAGACACTTCATTTTTTATTTCTTCTTGACTCATAATTTTATTTACCGGCCTTGATCCCAGCCAACATCTTTTTTAGTTTGGTGCTGTCTACTCCAGCATTTACTTTAGCAGACTCTTGTGGCTGTGCAATTGGCGTAACACTGCTGGTGCTTTTTATTTGATCCATAATAGCACCTGGCTTTTGTCCACCAAATCCCCCACTTTCACTTTGTCCTTCTTCACCTGGGTCTGTAATGCGCAGACTCTCCAAGTTAAACTCCAAGTCAACTTTTTGCCCAACACCACTACTGCTTCTAGTTTTCATCAACTGTATCTGATAACGTCCACGTTCACGCATTGCTCTACTTGTAAAGATTCCAAACACATTATCTGCTGTGTTGATCTTACTAATACCACCCGATATATGGCTGTGGTCAAACTCAATTTCTTCAACTGCACTACGATTTAACTGCGATGCTGTAATCATTAATATCTCAAATTCACGTGCCAAGTTACGCAGTTCTTCACTTACATACTTGTCTTTAACAAACAAGTCACTTGGGCTTACTTTAGCACTAACTGGCATAACCAAGTCCAAATAATCCACCATGATAAAGTCTGCTTTTTTTCCTGTCTGTACTTCTAGTTCTTTCAAGTATGCTCGGATCTGATTAACGTTGCTCTGTGCTGGCATGTACTTGATGCGCAAGTTACCCGACTTCTTGCCCACCATACGTATCTTCATTTCAAGTGTATCCATGTCCTTGAATATTTCTTTGGTTGCAACATTAGCAACCATTGCATCCATACGCATAGCACACAGTTCTTCACTAAGTTCCAGTGTTAAGAACACACCGTTAAGTCCTTGACTTATCCAGTTGATAGCAATGTTCTGCATGAACAAACTCTTACCACTACCACTACCACCTGCAAAAATGTTCAGCTCGCCCCTGTTCATACCACCAAACAGTCGCTTGTCCATAGTGGGCCAACCTGTGCTGACCTGTCCGTTGTTGTCTTTAATCTTCATGAGCCTTGCTCTAGGATCTTCAAAGTAGTCAGTACCCATGTCCTTGGTGAGACTGATCTGCACTGCGTCCTTGATTAATTTTTCAACAGGATCATATTCACCATTTTCGATCATGTCCGCCGCTTTGAGGATAGCACGTTCAAGTTCTTGTCTACGACTAAAGCCTTCAAACTCTGCCATGAACCAATCATAGTGTCCTTCACCAACGTCAGGCACTTCTTTAAGCTCAACTCCTGTTTGGGCCAGTATCTGTTCCTTTGTGGGCATAGTTTTATATTCACTACTATGCTCCCTTATAAACTTGGCCGCTTCACGCAGACTTCGATCAAAATTCTCTTCGTTGAAAATGTTCTGCACACGCACAAATGTTTCTGCGTCCTGCATCATCATTTCTAAAAACAGTTTTTGTATTTCTGCTGAATATTCTTTCATATAGTTAATTATACATTAAAAT